CGAGCCGCCCGCTGCAGCGACGACTCCTCCGGCACCCGCCGCCCCGGTCGAGCCGCCCAAGCCGACCGAGCCTCCCGCCGCGACCACGAACCCGTGGGACGACCCGAACGCCGCCAAGGCCGAGATCGAGCGTCTCCGCCGTGAGAACGGCGCTGCCAGGACCAACGCCAAGGCGCAGGCCGCCGAGGAAGCCAAGAAGGAACTGGCGCAGCAGATCGGCAAGGCACTGGGCCTCGTCGAAGACGACGCAGTCGACCCGGCCAAGCTGACCGAGAGGCTGACCGCATCCCAGACCGAGGCGCAGCGCGCGCGAGTTGAACTCGCCGTGTTCCGCTCGGCCGCAACCGCAGGTGGCGATCCCGCCGCCTTGCTGGACTCTTCGAGCTTCCTGGCGTCGCTCAAGGACATCGACCCCAACGACACCGCCGCCGTTCAGGCCGCGATCTCGACGGCGGTCGCTGCCAACCCGCGGCTTGGAGTCGCACTCGGCGAGCCCCGGCCGCCGGCGCCGAACCCCGCACAGGGGGCCAGCGCAGGCGGTCCGACCGCGCCGACCCAGCTCTCCCGGGCAGACGTTGAGCGTCTGGCGAAGGAGGGCAAGCACGCAGAGATCGAGAAGGCCCGCGAAGAGGGTCGGCTCGTGAACCTGCTCTCCGGCAAGTCCTGACCTACCAAGATTGGAGGGCGGCATCATGGCCGTCGACACATTCATCCCCGAGGTGTGGAATGCCACCCTCCTCACCACGCTCGAGAAGAAGTACGTCTTCGGACAGCCGGGCGTCTGCAACCGCGACTACGAGGGCGACATTGCCGCGTACGGTGACACCGTCCACATCGGCACGCTGACCGACCCGACCATCGCGACGTACGTGAAGAACACGACCGTCATCGACCCGGCGACCCTGGCCACCACGGACCAGAGCCTCCTGATCGACCAGTCGAAGTACTTCGCGTTCGAGGTCGACGACGTCGATGCTCGCCAGGTCCGCAACTCCGGCGGCCTGATGTCGGCCGCAGCGATGCGCTCTGCGTCCAAGCTCGCCGACACGCTCGACGTCTTCATGGCGACGCTCATGTCCACCGGCGCCGGCACCATCCTGGCCGCTCAGGACGTGGCCACCGCCGATGCGGCGTTCCTGCTCGTGCGCAAGCTGCGTCTGCAGCTCGACAAGAACAACGTCCCCACCGCGGGCCGGTTCCTGATCGTCTCGCCCGAGTTCTACGCGCTGATCCTCGGCGACGCCCGCTTCATCGACGCGAGCAAGTACGGCTCGACCGCTCCGATCCTCAACGGCGAGGTCGGCTCCATCCTCGGCTTCTCCGTGACGGTGTCGAACAATCTGCCCGCGGGCACGGCCGGCACCCTGCCGGAGGTCAGCAACTTCGTCATGGCCGGTCACCCGATGGCGACCACGCTGGCCCAGCAGATCAACAAGACCGAGGCGTACCGCCCCGACAACGCGTTCTCGGACGCGATCAAGGGCCTGCACCTCTACGGCGGCAAGGTCGTGCGCCCCGAGGCACTCGTCGTCTGCGACGTCGACGTCACCGTCGTCTGATCGAGCCCGCCGGGCGACAGCTGACCTGTCGCCCGGCGGACCAACGCACCCAAGGAGAACCAAATGACCTACGTCCAGGTCCACGTGACCAACAACTCTGACCAGGAGTGCTCGCTCCTGCTCGATGACGAGCGCGATGCGGAGCGCATCGACTACCTGAAGAAGCTCGCACGACGCGAGGATCTGGCCTCGGTCAAGGTCGAGCCCGTCGAGGCTGCTCCCAAGGCCAAGGCGCCCGCCAAGAAGGCCCCGGCCAAGCGCGCTGCCGCCAAGAAGACCGCGGCCCCGAAGCCGACCGTCACCGAGCCGGGACAGGCCGACGACCAGTCGGACGCCCAGCCCGAAGCCTGACCCGGAGAGGAGGGCGCCACCATGCCGAACCCAGCTACCCCCGCTGACGTCGTCGCACGGTGGCGCCCCCTCTCCGCTCAGGAGACGATCAACGCCCAGACGTTCCTCGACGACGCGTGGCGGATGCTCAAGCGGCGCGCTGCGGCCGTCGACTTCGACCTCGAGACCGAGATGGCAGCCGACGTCGATCTGACGGCCGAGGTTGTCCGCGTGCTCGTCACCGCGGTCCTGCGGGTGATGAAGAACCCGGACGGCAAGCGTCAGGAGTCGATCGACGACTACTCGTGGACGCGCGACCAGGCGGTATCGGCTGGCCTGCTCTACCTGTCCGACGACGAGGTCAACGACCTCTTCCCGGGCTCCGTGGTCGAGGGCCGCGCCTACATGATCGACCCGCTGGCTGACTACGCGTCGAGGTTCCTGTGAGCGCGTCGTCTGCGATCGCAGCAGGGCGAGAGGCTGCCGAGCGGGAGTTCATCGACACCTTCACCGCCTACGAGCCCGACGGCACCACCACCGACGCCAACGGGTTCAAGCAGCCCGGCTTCACCGACCGCGGCGCGACCCCCGGCAAGGTGCAGGCGGACACCCGTCAGGGCGACACAGCCGACCGCTTCGTCACCGTGGGCGACGCGGAGCGGCCGGTCCACTCCGGCGGCCTGCACCTTCCGATCGGCGCCCCGATCCCGGCCGTCGGCTGGGAGTACGAATGCACGGCCCTCGGCCCACTGTCGGACCCGTCCCTGCTGGGGCGGCGCTGGCGCGTGGTCTCAGTGCCCGCCAAGACGTACGCCACCGCGCGACGTCTCGACGTCGTGGAGGTGTCCTGATGGCCGGGATGGACTTCCATGGCGATCTCTCCGACCTCCGAGACGACCTGCAAACGATCGCGGTCGAGAGCAAGAAGCGGATGCGCGACGTCGTACGCGACGGCGTCAAGGCCGGCGCGATGCTGGCCAAGGACAACGCGCGCATCTCGGCCGGCGAACACGGCAAGCACTACCCCAACGCGATCACCGGCTCGCTGCATGGCGGCCTCGGCCTCTTCGGCAACGTGGTCTCCGGGGAGTACGGTCCCGACAGCGACCTGCCCCAAGGCGACATGTCGTTCGAGCACGGCTCCCGGAACCAGAAGCCGCACCTCGACCTCGCCCGGTCGGCCGACATCATCGGTCCCTCGTTCGCCCAAGAGGTCCGCGACATGGCCGAGGACCTGTTCTGGCCGGGAGCATCCACGTGAGCGCCGAAGCGGACGAGATCGCTGGCGAGATCCTTGCCCGCCTCAATGGGCGGCTCGCTTGGAGCAACCACACCGCCTACGACCTCGACCAGGTCCCCGCCAACGCCACCGACTACGTCGAGATCACCCTGTCCCGGCGGTTCGCTGGCAACGTCCGCGCCGGCGTCCTCTCCCCCTCGTCCTGGCGACTCACCGCCCGCTCGGTTGGCCAGTACGTCGCCAACGCGCGACTCCTGCACTCGCTCGTGAAAGAAGAGCTGGAGAACACGGTGGTCATCGTCGGCGCCGACGAATCGACCCCGGTCACGTTCGAGGGCGAGGAGCCTGTCGGCCCGACCGACGCCCAGCGGAAGTACTGGACCGGCATGCGGTCCTACACGTTCGCCTTCTGACCCACCACCCCTCTGTCGAGCCCCGCGCCATCCCGGCTGGGGCTCTTCGCAATTCAAGGAGACCCCAATGCCCGAATACCTGCGCGTGAAGGACAAGGACACCAAGCACGAGTACAGCGTGGTGGCCTCGGCTCACGATCCCGAGTTCCAGACCGTCCTCGACAAGCCGGCCGCGCAGGCCGACGGCACGCCGCTGCCGATGAAGCCGTACGTCGACCCCAAGTCCCTGTCGAGCAAGGCCCTGTCGAGCACCACCCCCACCAGCGGCCAGCCGGCCGGACCTGACAAGGAGTAGCTGATGACCGCACCCATCCGCCCGGCCTCGACCAAGGCCTACGGCAAGGAGAAGTGGAGCTTCGTGTCCGCGATCGCGGACCTGGACACCCCGCTCCTCACCGAGATCAACGCGGGCACCTCGCTCGACATCTCGTGCTACCTGTTCGACTCGACCGACCGGCCGGGCCAGAACACCAACCGCGTGAGCCGCGAGCGCCGCGTCTGCGACACCACCACCTACGAGCAGATCGGCACCACCAGCTACACCGGCGGGAACGCGCTGTACGCGGTCAACCCGCAGGCCGCGGCCGGCTCCGACGGCAAGAAGGCGCTGGAGAAGCTGCCTGATGGCACGGTCGGCTTCCTCGTCCGTCGTCTGGGCATCGACGTGAACACCGACTACGCCGCCGGCCAGTTCGTCGACGTCTTCCCGGTCGAGTTCGGCCCCGGAATGCCGACCAAGCAGGGCGACGGCGAGTCGTCCGAGGTGGCCATCACCCAGGCGTTCGCCATCACCGGTCCGCCGTCGTTCATCAAGGCCATCGTCTGACCGAGGGCGCCTCAGCCACCCGGCCCGCGGGTTCGACAGTCGCGGGCCGGGTGCTCATCCCCCTCACCTGTCGAACCCTCTGTCGGACTGTCGAAGGAGTACCCGTGTCAACCCCCACACTCACCGCCCGCACGAGCACCATCACGCTCTACCAGGGCGACGACCTGGACCGCATCGACCAGCTGCGCGCCGACCTGATGCGCGCGAAGGCCGCCCAGGCCGACGACACCCCCGCCCGGGTGGGCGACGCGGGCGGCAACGTCACCGAGGCCG